CTCCTTGTCAGAAACATTCTGAGCCGCCTCGGCGAGGAGCAGTTCAGCGCGGCGCATTGGGAGGACGTCGTCACGGACTTCGGCAATGTTTGCGCGTATTGCGGCACCGAGGGTGAACTTGCCATGGATCACGTCATCCCCATCAACAAACAGGCGCTCGGGGAACACCGGCTTGGCAATCTCGTCCCGGCCTGTCGGAGTTGCAACTCCAGGAAGGCAGAGCAGGACTTTCGGGAGTTTCTGTCGCATGATCCTGTCAGGATTGCCTTGATCGAGGCGCATATGACGAAGCACGCATACACTCCGATTGGCGACAATGAAAAGCTGCGGCAGATCATCGAACTCGCCCACCAAGACGTCAGGCAACTCGCGGATCGCTACGTCGCAATCATCAACACTGTACTTCACGACGATCCGTAGGACGGGGGGCCGCGTTCGACATTCCGCCAGGCTATGGGCGGGAAGTGTGATTGTCATCAGAGACTTCCGGCAGGGTGCTCGCTGCCGTCGCTGGCCCCATGCACCAGCGCCGCGGCCCGGCGATCGACCGCCACGAAGCCGCCCTCCCGACCGTCCTGCGCCTTCGTGTCGGTCTCCGTCACCGGATTAACTCGCGAACGGGGCGAACCCGTGGACGCGGCAACCCGTTGGAAATGAAAGGATGTTTTGCGCCGTCCCGTGACCATCGAGGGGCGCTCAATGAGAGACGCGGGCCATTCGGAGACCCATTGTGCGTCAAGCTTCCAGTCTCCGAAGGGCGGATGGTCCTGCCAACGCCCTTTGAAACAAAAAGAAAAAAGGCCCCAATCGGGGCCCTTGGACGGATTCAGTATCTGAATGTGGCGGAGCCGATGTCCGACAATCACCCTTCCATACCCGTCGTAACTGCTTGAAAAAAACAATATTACTGGAATCTGTGAGCACCTTGTGCAGCAAATTGTGCTGCAAGAATCGGTGCCCTTCCAGCCCTTTCCCGATATGCTGAATAGAGAAACGCCGCCCCCGTGGCTGTCGGGGGCGGCGTTAGGAGAACACCAGACGCGAATGCCCCACCCCGACAAAGGAATGACGCACATGCCCCACCCCGCAAAAGGAATGACGCACATGCAACGATATAGCATTACAGATACAGTCAGGCAAGCCAACTTGAACACCGCCCTGCAATGGGCCGAAGCCGGGTATCCGGTGTTCCCTTGCCGTCCTGACAAGCGCCCGCTGGTGAAGGACTGGCAGGCCCGCGCCACGACCGACACGGCCCGGCTGCGCCACTTGGTGGCGCAAGTGGCCCGACGCGATGCCCGGCCTGCCCATGGGCGCGCGCAGCGGCCTTGCCGTGCTGGATATTGACCGGCGGCCCGACAAGGACGGCGCGGTGACCCTGCGCGATCTGGGGCACGATCCGGCCCGCCTGTCGCACCTCACCGTGACCACGCCCAGCGGCGGCCTGCACGCCTATTTCCGCGCCCCCGAAGGCATGGGCAACAGCGCCCAAGGGCTGCCCCCCGGAGTCGATGTGCGGGCCGCTGGCGGCTATGTCATCGCCCCCGGTGCTGTCGGCCCCAAGGGGCGCTACGCGGCCTCTGGTGGCGATCTGGACGCCCTGCGCCTGATCGGCCCCGAGATGCTGCCCCACTGGCCCGAGGCCCTGCGCCCGCGTGCCCCTGAGCGGCAAAGCGATGTCTGCATGGCCCCGTCCGGCACCGTGCCGCTGGCGACCCTGCGCGACGCCTGCATGGCCATTCCAAACACAGAGGCTAGCCCCGAGGCCCATGGCCGCGACTGGTGGCTGGGCATCGGTATGGCGCTGCACCATGAAACCGGCGGTGCTGCCGAAGGGCTGGCGATCTGGCACGACTGGTCGGCCATGTGGCCGGGCTATGATGCCGACGCCACCGGGGCCGCGTGGCAGTCCTTCCGCCGCCGCGACGGGGCCTTGCGCACTTGGGCCACGATCCGCACCGAGGCCGAACGGCACGGCTGGCACGATCTGCGCGCCTTCGACTCCTTGCCGCCCGCCGACGAACTGGCCGAAATCGACTCGCTGATCGCCGACCCGCCCGCCGATGCGCCCGCCCGCCCCAAGGGGCGGCTGACCTTCAAGACGCCCGCTGAATGCGGCAACGTGGCGGCGCGGCCCTATGTGCTGAAAGGGCTGCTGGCGGGTGGCGACGTGGCGGCAATCGTCGGCGCGCCGGGCGTGGGCAAGTCGCTGATCGGCCCGCGCATTGGCTTCGCCGTGGCGCAAGGGGCCGACGTGTTCGGGATGCGCACCCGGCAAGGCCGTGTGTTCTATGTGGCCGCCGAAGATGAACACGGCATGGATAATCGCGTCACCGCCCTGCGTGATGAATACGGCGACGCGCCCGAGTTCGCGCTTGTCGGTGGCGTCACCAGCCTGTTCCCCGACTCGCCCGATCTGGCGACCCTGCGCGCCGCCGTGAAGGCCGAACGCCCGGCCCTGATCGTGATTGATACCGTTGCCATGGCCTTCCCCGGATTGAAGGAAAACGAGGCCGACGCCATGGGCCGAGTCGTCGCCGCTGCCCGGTCCCTGACCAAGTGGGGCGCGGCGGTGGTGCTGATCCACCATGACACGAAAGAGGGGGGCGGCCTGCCGCGTGGCCATTCGATCCTGAACGGCGCGCTGGATATGTCGCTGCACCTGACCCGCGAAGGCGGCATTGTGCGGGGCCGCCCGACCAAGAACCGCAACGGCAGCGCTGACATTGATGTGGCCTTCACCATCGGCACCCGAGTCGTGGGCGTCGATCCTGACGGCGAAGACGTGACCGCCGCCTTTGCCCGTGATCTGGACGCCATCGGGCCAAAGATCGAACGGCCCACGCCCAAGGCGCAAGCCGCACTGGACATACTGGCCCGACTTCTGGACGGGGGCGAACCGGTAGCTGGTTCCGTCTGGCGTTCTGCCTGCATCGAACCGGACGTGGTGTCGTCTGCCCTCAAGCGGGATGACCGGGGCCGGGTTGTTCGGGAAGCGGTGAAGGAACTGACCGCGAAAGGAATGGTGGAGATTTCCCCCAGCGGATTCGTGCGGCGGATTCTTCCGGGGATTGATCCGAATGAGAGGTTCACGGATGACATGGTGGCGTAACAGCACGGGAGTCCGTAACGCCGGGCAGACCGGGACAAAACGGGACATGTCCGGGACATGTCTCACTTTGTCCCACTGGCAAACCGGCGTCGGGGCGGGACGGACCGGGACAACCGGCGGCGGGCGTTCAATCGGGTGTTGCGGGAATTGGCCCAGAAACGCCGGGTCGAAATTTCCCCCAGCGGATTCGTGCGGCGGATTCTTCCGGGGATTGATCCGAATGAGAGGTTCACGGATGACATGGTGGCGTAACAGCACGGGAGTCCGTAACGCCGGGCAGACCGGATCGGATCGGATTGAACCCGGATTGATCCGGTTTGATCCGACCGGCAAAGCGTGGCGGGGACCGGATCGGATCGGATCGGGGGTGTATACCCGATCCGATATCCGGTCCCCCGATGCACCCCTGACTACCGCCCCCATTACCCTTTACCGCACGGGTCCTTCCGGGGGTTTTACGGGGCGGGGGGCGCGGAGCCCCGACTTTTCCACCTCTGGGGAAAATTACGGAATCCCGAAAGCCGTTTTCCCGCAGACCGTAAACCGTAAAGGGGAGTCCGTAAAATGACCTTGGAAGAGATCGACGCCCTGCTGGCAGAACCGGACCCGGCCCCCGGCCCGGTGCCGCAACTGGTGACGCCGGGCGAATTGGCCGATTGGCTGGGGATGACGCCGCAACGGGTGGGCGTGCTGGCCCGGCAGGGGCACTTGCCGCGCCGACCGGATGGCCGCTATCCGTTGAAGGCCAGCGTGACAGCCTACGCGACCTTTGCCCGTGTCGCCGCCATGGGCCGGAAGGCCGACGAGAGCCTTGCCGCCGAGAAATTGCGGGTGGCCCGCGAGAGCGCCGACAAACTGGCGCTGGCGAATGCAAAGGCGCGCGGCGATCTGCTGGCCGCTACCGACGTTGCCCGCGCTTGGGCTGGCGTCCTGCGCGACGTGCGAGCGGGTGTTCTCGCTGCCCCCAGCCGCATCGGGTCGCGCCTGCCGCACCTGACCGCCCATGACGTTGGCGAGATCACCCGCGAACTGACCGCCGTCTTGTCCGAACTTGCCGAAGGGGAAGCCCATGCAGCCGATTGACCTTGTGCGCCGGAACGCCATGGCGGCCCTGCGCCCGCCGCCCGTCCTGCCGCTGGCCGACTGGATCGAATCCACGATCCATTTCCCGGCCACCGTGTCAGCCCTTCCGGGCCGGGTGCGGCTCTGGGCCTATCAGCGGGGGATTTGCGACGCTATCGACGATCCCGAGATTGAGCGGGTCACGGTCATCAAGTCGGCGCGCATTGGCTACACGTCGCTGTTGACCGGCGTCATCGCGTCCTATGTGGCGAACCAGCCCAGCCCCATTCTGGCCGTGTTGCCCACTAGCGATGACGCCCGCGATTATGCCGTGGGCGACGTGGAAGGCACCTTCGACGCCAGCCCGGCCCTGCGTGGTCTGCTGGACGCCGAGGCCGACGAAACGGGCCGGTCCACGCTGCTGTCGCGCCGCTTCCCCGGCGGTTCCCTCAAGCTGGTGGCCGCGCGCAGCCCCCGGAACCTGCGCCGCCACAACGCCCGCGTGTTGCTGCTGGATGAGATTGATGGTTTCGAGATCGGGCAGGAAGGCGACCCGATCAAGCTTGCGGAAATGCGCACTCTGGCTTTTCGTGATCGGAAGATCATTGCCGGGTCGACTCCGATCTTCGATCATGGCCCGGTCAGCCGCCTCTATGCGGAATCCGACCAGCGAATTTTCGAGGTGCCTTGCCCCGAGTGTGGCGATCATCACGAAATCAAGTGGTCGAATATCGAATGGCCCGATGGCCAGCCCGAGGCCGCCGCGTGGCGCTGCCTGTCTTGCGCCCTACTGGTGCCCGAGCGCCAGAAGGCCCAGATGGTCGATATGGGCCGCTGGCGGGCAACCGCACCGCACGTCAAGGGCCATGCGGGCTTTCGGATCAATGCCCTTGTCTCGCCCCATGCGAACGCTTCATGGGCCAAGTTGGCCGCCGAGTTTCTGCGCGCCAAGGAACACCCGGCCACGCTGCAAACCTTCGTCAACCTCACTCTGGGCGAGCCGTGGCGGGAAGCCCACG